CTTCTATGTTTTGAATACTAACTTTACTAGTTTGAGCACCGCCGCCTACTTTGCTAACTAAAGCCACGCTAGAAGTGGTAGCAGTCCCAGAGGGGATGGTAAATTCTTTTGGAGTTGTAAACTGCTCAACTCCTGCGTTAGAACTTACATGTACAACTAGTTTAATACCGCTGGTAACTCCCCAATCTGCTCCTGATGGGTTTATACATATGGCAGGGCAAGAACCAATAGGAATCTTAGCACTAGCATCTACGGTGCCACTGTCAACGGTGCTTCGTACAAAGTAAACTTGGTTGGTTGCTTCAAGAATCTCTAAAGCTCCTTCAAGACCTTGACCTTCGATGCTTTCTGAAGGCTTACCGAAAGTCTTAATAAGTTGCTCTTGGCTTGTGATTAGAGTTGCTTTGTTTTCGGGACCTTTGTTGGCAAATCCAACGATACCGACAACTGAAGGGTTAATACTAGTGGGGTATTGAGAAAGGTCTTTCTCAATGACATAAACTCCGGGGCTTACAAAATTAGTCATGGCTTATACCTCAGGCGTTAGTAATTTTCAATAGCTTTCTTTTAGCCATTGTTAATACTTGTTCTGTGATGTAGGATTCTGGGACTACAATGCTTTTCTTAGGAAGCATTCTAAAAGACTCCGTACCTTTAGGAGTGGTAAAGAACACCTGGAAGCTTTGTAGACTTTGATTTTTGATCACTTTCATGCTTGATCCTCTAATATAGATAGGGATTGTAAACCTATTTTTGGATAAAATTATCAGCTAAAGAAGGCTTCCAGGTTGATCTCCTCTATCTTACCTGTGCTGGTCACCTGGAAATTGGGGCTAGGGATATAAAATTCAGTAGATATGAGGAAAGTTTTCCTGATAATTCTATCCTCCCTATCACCGACCTCCACGACTGAGTTGTCAGTTTCCTGGGATAAATATGACTTGATTGAATCAGAGAAAGGTGTCTTGATTCTAACCTCTGGATTGAATTTGGAACGAATCAGACTAGCGATCTGATCCATGTCTGAGATATACTTGGTCCATACATTTAGAGCATATGTTGCCTTGACAGGGACATCCGCTAAGGATATGACTCGAATAGCTCTCTGCTTGCTATCGTCCCAGTAGGACTTGGACATAATCATTGAGTCGTATCGACGCTTGGAATCATCATTGTCAACACTGAATTGGTATATTGATGCGTATGGTAGAACGAGGTTGTTCTCCTGAAACATCTTAGCTACAGTTCTCTCTTGCCTACCGTGGTGTAACTTTACATCAATGGCCTTAGATTGAGAGTCCACATAGTAAAGTTTTATATTGGAGAGAAGTCCTCTGAGAACTTCCTTGTAGGCATCATTTCTAATATGAGAAGTCTCCTCTATCTTATCTATGAGCATGTGGTATAGCTCTCTAGAAGTCCTGCCTTTAGGATTATCAGAGAAATTACCTTGTCTTTCATTTAGATAAGCCTCAATACTTCCGTTGTAAGTTGTTTCACTCAAGATCTATATAACCTCCTACATCATCGACCACATCAGTTATTTCCTGATTCATAGTATCCTCATCCTCGCGGAGAAGTTTGGCCGTGCATATTATGTGGTAAATGCCATACATCTCAAAGCTGTCTTCCTGCACCTCAGTAATCTCGTACTTCTGGTTTTGGAATTCTGGCTTGATATGATCTCCTATCTGTGGTGTTCTATGTAGAGAAGATTCAATGTAGGACTTGTTGAACACAAACATCTGGTCATTGGTAAGCTCAATACCGAAGTTACTGAGCACTTCCTGCACAACGCTAGGTTCATAGTGTCCGTAAACTCTTATAGGTTCGGAGGCAACTGTCTTGTTAGCAGCCTCAAGATAAACCTCGTCGTACTCTGTGTTTGAATAAGACTTAAAGTAATGCATAGGGGATCCTGATATCCTGATAAGCTCGTCATCTATAAGATTGAAAAGATTTACATCAGGATTGTTAGGATCATAGAACGATAAAGGAGTGCCTCCCTCTAGTTTAGGAAGGCTATCCATCTGTCTCTTTACTTTAAATCTCTTTGCCATCAGCCTGTAGTAAACATTGGAGGTTCGCTAACCTCATTCATTAGCTCTTGCTTTAGAGCTTGCTTCTCCTGCATAGCTTGTTGTTGTAATGCAGGACCGTTTAATTGGGTTCCTCCTCCTGGACCAGGAACAACAGTGAACTTACCTCTAACCTGACCTAGTAACTCTTTGGCACAGGCTGTAGTATACTTCTGAACCCAATTGATCATCTTAGGTGTCATAGTCTTAGGGTTAAGACCTCTGAATTCTAGGATAGCTACATCACCTACCGCTGGAGTAGGGTACAACTGTAAGAACTGCCCGTCTAGAACATCCCATCCACCATCTTGGCTAAGGATTCTGCGAGTTGTCTCCAAAGTTGATTGCAAGAGGTAGTAATCTCCTATGGTAAAGTTATCAAAAAGGAAGTTGTCCTGAAAATATTTAATAAAGAAATCGAACTCCAAGGTTCCTGACTGAGATTGGATGCTCAGTAGTGTTTTCTTGAAGGTGACATAAGTTAAGTTCCTTAGAATGTAAGGAGGAATTTGATATAAGTTACAGCCTGCGGATGTACTGAAAGCAGCCATTTGTTTAGTGTTCTGAGGAGCGTAATAATCAAGCTCAGTAACAGCTTCATCAATACAGTTTTTTATTTGATGATCCGTAAGCTCCACACGAACCACGGGATGACCTAAAGCACCTAAAGCATAATCTTTTAGTACATTCTCAAAATCAGAGAACTCAACTGCCTTAGAGTGTAAATTCCTATTTAAGTTTTCTAGATCAATATCCTCCTCAAAAGGAGGAGTATGGTCATTTAACTTGGTGCTTGCTACCGAAGTGAAACTATTACCGTAGGATGTTACTAGAGGTTGAACTATCTTTGCCATCTATCTTCTTTCTCCTCCCTCTCTCAGGTTTCTTTGCAGGCTTGACCACTTCCTTTAAATATTTATGATCAATCACGCTAGAAGTGTGTATTACTTGATTGGGTCTAACTTCTTTGATTTCATTATCAATCACTAGAAGTATAGGAAACCTACAAGTGCTTCTATACTCGTACTTCATACTTATATATAGTCTATCAATAAAAAAAACCACCCACTCCCCAAAATTAAAGGAGTGGGTGGTTTCAACTATCCTTCAATTATCAGGCTTTTGTGTTAGCCGTAGCGTAGCTAGGCTTGATGAAGGGGTTGAAGAGTCCTGCGTCACCAACGATGCGGATCACGCGGTAGAAGCGAGATGCAGGGTTGATAGCGACCTTACCGTAACGGGTAAGGATACCCTTCCTGGGCTGGAAGGTGTCAGGATCAGTGATGGTGGGTAGAGCCTGGAATGGAATGTAAGGGCAGTAAACGAAACCGCCATCCATAGGACCAGCACCCTTGTAACCCATAAGAATTTCACCCTCTGGGTAGAGAGGATCAACATAGAGATCGTAACGACCCATGAACTTACCACGGTACTGAATAGAACCTGGGGAGAAGTTAGTAGGAGCGTCTGCACGATCAATACCACCAGAGAGACGAGCGGCAGTCTCAAGGATGGTTGCTACGATTGGTGAGCAAAGCATCCAGTTACCAGCGCCGCGCTGAGTGGTCTTGTAAATGTCCTGTGAGGCGAAGTTGATTATAGCAAGAAGGTTGCTGTAGACATCGCCAACATGACGAGGAGCGAAGTTAAGAGCACTTGACTCGAAGTCGATTAGGAAGACATTGGGTTGAGGAATGTATGTCCCAGGAATACCGTTGAGAGCGTTTCCTTGGTAATCAAAGAGGAAATCCCCAAAGGTGGAATCCCCGTTAGGACCATCAAAGTTACCCATCTCAGCTTGGTTGCTGGCTTGATCAAGCATACCCTTTTGGAAAAGAGCGCCTGCACTACCTTGAAGATCGTAAGCAAGACCACGAAGGTTCTCGATAAGCTCACGATCAACCTCTAGACGAATTTCCTTACCAAGAAGATCAGTAAGCTCACGCTCAAGATCTAGGTTGTGGTAAGCCT